ATCTTCTTGAAGACGGAAAGCAGCGGGGTTGCCCGCCATTTCAACAAGGGCTTTATCGACTTCGGAGTAGTCCTCCATCATGCCCGTATTATCGGTCACCTGTACCGCGCGGCTCTTCGTCGGCTGGACGCCGCCGTAGAGTTTGCGCCAAGTCGGAGTAGGCAGACCAGAGCGGATCGAAGTCCGGTGGCCTGTGGTGAGGTTGCCCTCAAGGAACGTCATGTCCAAGAGGATTTCGTTGGTGGCGTTAAGAATTTCTACAACGTCAGCAATGGACCCGTCCGGATCAGTGACCTTTGCGAGGTCAGCGAGCGTCGGGTTAGTTACGCTGAGAGTAGCCATAGGGATTTCTCCTTAATTAGAGGCGAACATAGTTGGGTACATCTTTTCCAAGCTATCTCGGCCTTCGATTTTATTATCTCCGGTGACGAGATCGCTTTCAGAGATTGCACGACCAACACGATAAAAGAGGCGAATTACCTCGGGGTGGTTCCCTAAGCCAAGCCCATCAGGGTTATCAGCAGAAGGGGCGTCAATCAGCTTGGCCAACTGCGGACTACCAAATGTATCAATAGCCTGCTTTGCCAGCCCAAGGTTCTCGTCGAGGCTCTCCCCGCCAAGCTCCTTGTCAGCCTTCGTTTCTTCAGCCCAGTGATTAATACGTTCACTAAACTGCGTAGACATGTCCTCCAATGCTGACGCATTGCGTTTCATGTCGTACTCCACAAGTTGCTGAAATTGTTTTTGACTAAGACCCAGCTCCTTGGCGGTTTCACCAAAGCTCTCGACTTTACTCGCATCAACCTCAACACCTTCTGGTGGCTCGAACTCATACTTTTCAGGTATGGCGTTCTCGCCCTCTCCGTCTCCCTCGTCACCCGACAGCAGGGTCTTGGATTCTTCTTCGCCAGCGACTTCTTCAGTCTGCTCGGCGGGGGTTTCTTCGGCTACCGCTTCAACTACTTCTTCAACTACTTCTTCTTCGTCTGCCATGGTTTCCTCCGTTGGCTATTCACTAAAATGGTTCTCTTCGAGCATCTTCATGTAAGCCGTAGGACTACGGCTGCGGAGCTGCTCGTGAAGCGTAGTGCCTACGGAGCGCGCGCCTTCATTAAATGCGGTGGCCTCGGGGCTACCCGGCACAAAGCTGGGTGAATTGATGTGGCTATGCTGATGCATTAGTGTGTAAACCCACCGCCTACCGCGAGGCTCCGAAACAATAAAATCAATATCTTTCTGCGCGTCTTCTTCTGCGCGTCTGGCCTTAGCGACTTGCTCGGGATTGCTGGCATCATACGTCATATGACACCCTCGGGTGTCCCGCCGCCCAGACCGCTAATAAGGTCGGTCAGAGCATTAGGGTTCTGCGTGTCAGTCTCACTCAACACCTTGGCGCTTTGAGCGGCTTGGCCACCAGCCTCCATAGCTTGCATAGCTTGCTGCTCCTGAGCGCGCGATTCCCGCTTGGCTGCGAGGTCGTCGCTGGAGATGATGACGTCTGGGCTGGTTCCGAGGATGTCGGAGTATTGGCGCAGCGCTTCGTCGGCGTCGATGCCGTCCACAATCTCAGGGAACACGGCAACCATGTTGCCTGCGAAACCTAAGACGCGCTCAAGGCTAGACGCGGCGACAGCCTGCTGGGCCTGCGCAAGTAGAGACACATACTCTACTTCCAAGTCTTCGCCTTCGAGAGCGTCTGGGGGCGGTGGGAGGAGGCCGCCCTCAAGCGCATACTCGAAGACGTCGTCCAATAGTGGGTCCAACAGCTCAACATTGATCCGCTGAAGCACAGGCCCAAGCAGCACTAGTTTCTCTTCATGCCGCTCCACCACTTCCGTAGCAGTCATCTGGCGGCGGTCAGAGTTGATCATCATGGCGAACAAGTCCGCATAAAAGCCGCGCTGGACGCGGTTCTGAACTTCCTGAATGTCCATCATCAGCTCGTTGATGCGGGGCTGCACTTGGTATGCCGGGGCAAACCCCTGCGCCCCTTGCAGCGGATCGACATACGTCGTCTGCCCCGGAAGCACTGTCGAAGGCTTACCCTTCAGGCTGGTCGGAGCGACCATCGGGGGGTTGACCATCTTGTCGATCGCCTGAGCCTTGCGCTTCTGCTGGTGCTGAAGCTGCTTGATGTCGCCCAGATTATCCATTCCGGGCGATCGCCCATATACCTCACCGCTGAGGACGTCCCAGCGGGGCACATAGGCCGGGAACTTCTTATAGCCACTCTCCATCAAGAAGTCGTCGCTCTCCGAGGACAGCTCAAAATAGCAACTCTTGAACGGCATATTCTTGCCGTCCTTCTTATCGTAATCGCGATCCGCCATCAGGCGGGGTTCAATGACATGGACGATCTCGACGCGGGCGTCGTAGTTGCCGTCGTCCCACAGCTTCTTGGTAGCCTTACTAACGCCGCCCCAATCCATATCCCCATCAGGTTTATGGACGAACTTCTGCACGATCTGGCCCACGGACATTGTAAAATGTCTGCCCAGCGTATCGACTACACCGAGGTCGTTCTCGGCAATGACGTACTCGCCAGCAGTGAATGGGCGGAAATGGATTACGTTGTCGAATGATGGCTGTCGGTATAGTGGCGCAGTGCCAAACGATCCAAGCTCTGTGTAGACAGTGTGGATCGAGTTGTAGAAGTTTGACTTGTGTAGAATTGAACGCTCGATCTGCTCAACCTGAGCCAGCCATGTGCGTACTTCCCCGTCGTCCATAAGGTCGTCACGCACTTTGCGTCGGTGCCACGGGCGTGCCGGTGAGGTCATGCCGGACATAAGCCCTGCGGCCATTGTCCGCATCGCCTGCGTGCCGGTGCTGTCAATAATCTTTGTGGTGCGTTTACGGCCCTTACTGTTCTGGCTCTCAATTAGATAGCGGCCCCGACGCGGTGTGATGTAATCGGTGATCTCTTGCCAGTGCGAGCGCCACGACGAACGATCATCCTCAAGCCGTAGATACCGGCGGTACAGCGCAGACTTCTTACCGCGTAACGGTACGGTCGTATATGTGTTGTCAACGCTAGGTAGGGGCATTGATCTAGCCTTTCATCGTCGGATACATACGATCCGCAACCGCCGAGTCGTCTGCTTCTGCTTCTTCTTCGTCTCCGTTTTCCATAAACGCGATCTCGATGACTTCGAGAGTAGCCGTGTCGCCGTCTTCTTCGGACACCCGCACCGTGCAGTGTATCTCACGCTCCGTGCCTACTGGGCCGACGTCGCCTAAATTAGATAGTTGCTCGCCCGCTAAGTAGAGCTGCGGATTAATCTGTTCTCCCATAAGGGTCTTCATAGCCATATCAGTTACCTAAAAGTGTTTTGTTGCTGGTCTGCGCTGGGGCCAACGCGGGTTTATTAACAGCCGACTGAGCGCCTAACCCGGCCTGCTGCCTAAGCCGCTTCCGCTTATCCAATCCGCCCGCTGAACCTACAGCAGTTCTACTCACAGCAGGTATAGGCGGCGGAGGCGGAGGCGGTGGTGGTGACGGTCGAGACCTGCCGCCGCCCGGAATTGTTAACCACAACATAAGCCTTAGTTACCTAAAAGTGTTTTGTCTGCAGTGCTAGCGCTTTCCAGCGCACTGGAAGTTTTTATAGTCCCTGAAAGGCCCTGCGCCAAACGCCGTCTCCGCAGCTCATCTTCCCGAGACTTAATAACAGCGGGATCAGCTTTAGTTGGAGGCGGTGGCAGAGGGGCGGGTGGTGGAGGCGGTGCAGGAGCGCCGCCACCAAACCCGGGGGCAGTGAACAGTTGCTTAAATCGCATGGATTTATTCCCGGCCAGTGATCTGTAGAGTTGGTGTGGCGTGAGCGCCCACGATTTCAGCGCGCACACCTGCTTAACGTGACCAACGCAGTTGTTAAGGATGAGCAACGAAATGCGCGGAGTACACCCGCGCTCCATTTCAATAACGGTGTAGCCTTGAGCGCGGTAATACGTCGCCAAGTCGTAGTCTGCCGCACACTCCGGCTGGATAATAGGCAGCCCTTGGTGCCAGTTGTAGCTGACCCACGCATGGCGCTCAGTGTCCTGCAGAGCGCACCAAACATGACGCCGCTTCCGATTAAGTATCCAAGCGAACGGGTGCGCGTTTTCTGCACCAAAAATAATCAGGCATTTCATGGGTTGACATACTAGATCAAGCGCCGGTTGGCTGTCTACCCACTAAATGGGTCATACTCTGTGGCGGTCTCCTGCTGGGTGCCACTGAAGCCAAGCCTCGATGGATACACCGGCAGGACATAGGTCAGTGCCAGCGCATCCGCTAAATCTGGGGACGACACACCTCGGCTCTTCGCAGCTTCCTTGCTCTCAAGCTTGATCTCATTCTTCAGGGTGTAGCCATACTCTAGGCCGGTCAGGTCAGTGATCAGGTCTGCGTTGTCGGGTAATCGAATG